GAGTATAATGACTATGTTTTTGACAAAGTTATAGAGCCATTATTAAATTTAAAGGAGGAAAAAGATGAGTCACATAATAAATGACCAAATAAAAGACGAGATTCTATATAAGATAGAAGAAGATGATTCTCTTGATTTATTAGGAGAAGAAATCTTTGATATAAGTTGGGAAAATAACCTTCATCCTGAAGAAGACAGAGATAAAATTATGGAGTTGCTTTTCCAAAAAAGATTTGAGGAGCTGTGTTAATGAGTTTATATTCAAAAGTACAGGATAGTTTAGTAAGAGATTATGAAGTCGTTAGACTTTTAACTGACGATACTTTAGATAAAATAACTAACCTTACAATAGAAGAATTAAAAGGTTATGAAGGAGAGGA